TGGGATTGGTTGATGACAGTCTCCCCGTCTTCGTAGCGCAGTGATTAAGGTTAGGATAGATAACATCTTTAGGGAATAGCAGTGTGTTCAATCCCTCGTAATAGGTTTCCTTAATCTTAGTAGTCTCTCTGATTACTAGTAACGCATCTGCTAACCTATCTCCTGCTTTGGATAGGTGCTGCAACACTGCATCGTCTACGCTGTAATAGCCGTTCTTACCAACCTCACCAATAGGTGCGTATCTCTGGTCATGTACAACAGTGTGTTCGATGAGTTTAGATTTCTCCTTACCATTCTTGTAGAAGCCAACACTCTCCCTAACCATCTCCTTAGAAGTACCACCGAAATAATACAAAGACAGTTGCTTAGGGCTAGCTGTATCTAAGTCAGGTGCAATGTCTCGTGCTTCAGACTGTGCTAATGAAAGCACATTGCCGTAATAGATACGCTGTTCATCTACATACGTCTTGTCAATCTTCATACCGTTTAAATTCATCTGGATAGTGGCACGCAGTGCATCCATCTGAGTAAACATTAGCGGTAAGATATCCAACTCTACACACTCATTAAACTGAGCATTGAAAATAGCTGCTGTGTTCTCTACGTCTGCTTCCAAATAGGGAACGAGTTCACCCTCTGGAATGTCTTCAGTGTCAACACCACTCTTCCAATAGTTTTTAATCTTGTCATCTTTAATGGCATGTGCGCCAACATACTCCATTGTCAACTCATCTAAGCTGGCGTACATGTGGCGCTGACCAGAAAGAATGTAGGCTGCAAGCTGAGTACACCACACCCGAGGCAACTTAGTCATTGTATTCCTGTACAAGTATAGTAGATCAAACTTAATGTTATGTCCGATGACTAGCGTAGCCTTGTCGCAGATAGCCTTAAGGTAGCTAGGTGAGACACCTGTCTTAACATACATTGTCTGAACATTACTAGTATCAATCTTCCAACCAGAAGCAACAATGTTATTACCGTGCCACATAGGGTTAGCCTTGCTGTTACCTACGGGGCACTTAATAGAAGTCTCTAGATCAATTACTAGGTTCATTGATGCAATCCTTAATCAAGTCTTGAAGGTTGAACAAGTATACAAAACCTTTTGTGTTAGTCATTATACTTGCTGGTGAATAACCGGCCCACATTGTAAAGTCATTGAACAATGTATAATCATAAACCTTAGAGTCTCCGGCAACACCGACAATTATTTTACCATACTTACCATCAGCACTCCACAATACATCACCAATACGGGGTTCTTTTATCGTGTCTTCCATTTGCTTGTGTACCTTGCTTTTGATGGTTCAATCTCTACCTCAAAACAACCATGTCGATGCGCCTCTAGTGTCTCATCACCACCGAACAACTTGTTCTTAGGTACGTGGATGTAGCGTTGCAAATCCATAGCTGGCTCGTTACTCTTACCGATTGTAATGATGGCATCAGCCTCACCAATCTTGTCTGTCTTGCTCCCTCGTAGTTGATTCATCTGAATCCATTTCTCACCCTCACCTGTACCGTCTACTTGGCTAATGGCAATCACGGGGCAATAGTCTTTAGCCATATCTCGTGCCCACTCGTACAACTTACCGATACGTAGGTCATCTCTAGATTCATTACTGAAACCGTGTACCTTATCTAGTTGGTCAAAGATAATGAGTCCCGGCTTGAATTCAGCAAATAGTGTGGAGATTTTGTTAACACTCTTGATACCACTATCGTCATCGAGTACAAGAAACCTAGCACCACCATTACTAATAAACTTTTCTTCATACATCTCAGGCTCTGCCATTAGGTCACCTGTTGTAACGCCGTTGAATGCTTGAATCACACGCATCATAACCTTGTTACTGGCTTCCTCATTGTTAATCCAAATCACATGCTCATCAGGCATAAGCTGAGTCATCATGTAACTAGCCTCGCTAGCTGTGAACGTAGTCTTACCTGTCTCTGGCCTAGCTGCCACGATAACGAAGTCACCCTTACGTAATGGGCCTAGTGATACGTTCAACTCTTTCAGTCGCCACTTAAGGCCACCACTTGCAACTGTGCTGCTCAGGTAGGATAGGCTAGGTGTTACAAACACATCAGTCTTTTCTACGCTAGCACCAATCTCTTTCTTGTAGTCCTTGAGCATAGGCTCAATACTAGTAAGGTCACCGCCGTGCCCTGTACCTATCTTAAGGCACACATCATAAATCTTAGTGGCGTAATCTGTCTCAATTAGTTTGGCTAGAATGTCCTTAGCAATAGCCCTAGGTTTGTCTAACGCATCATGCAGGTTATCGAATGCCATCTCATACAGTGCAGGGTCTTTAATCTTCTTACCTCGTACAATGTAGTAGAAGGTTTTGAATTCATTAAAGTCTACTCGTGTACGCTCAGGGTAGTTGTCCCAATACTCTCCCATAACAGTGAACAAATCCAATGTAATTGAAGACACTGTATGCTTCTTTACATGCTCTTTAAATCTGTTGTATGTATCTTTATCATACACTACAACTAACAAATCAATATCATAAGACAATTTATTTCCTTTGTTTACATATCCATTGATGCTAATTCTTTTAGCGGAATTTCTTTAGGCTGCTGCATGTGAATACTAGTAACATGATTTACTACTGGTGATATTTCTTTGTATATCTTCATTGTGCCAGCGTGCCCTGCTGGGTCTGAGTCTAACCATAACACAGCCCTATCTATCTTGTCAACTTTCAAAGCCAGTAGAATGTTTAGGTCTAACTTAGTCCCAAGTAGGCATAGAGTACTGTACCCCACACTATGTAACTTATAGCTGCTTAACAAGTCTTCTACAATTACCAGTGGTTTCTTAGGGTCACCTTTGAGGTAGGAACAACCGTTGTTCGTATACGTCATGTACTTGGGATTTCGGTCGTAACGTCTTTTCTGGTATCCGCACACCTTATTTTGATTCCACACAGGTAGCACAACACCGTCAAGCTCTTCTACAATACCGTACTCGTTGCACAACTGTTCATCAAAGTCGTAGTCGTTAAGCCACATCTGCCCACGTAAATCAAACTGCTCGTAGTTTTGGTGGGCCATTCTACTCACCTGAAAGTAGTAGTCATGTCTTTCTATTAGTTTGTGTACACTATCTTTATCTTCTTTTATCTTGCCCAAGCTCTCTACTGGCCTGTAGTAGCCACTGTCTGAGCAATTGTGGCAATGCCATAGGTAAGCACCATCTACATTCTTAACATACAACCTACGCTTAGTGTCAATACCCATAGGGCAATCAGTATGGTTGTATTTCATCTGACCGCCTTCAGCGATTTCCTCATAGTCGCTAGCGTTACTAGTAAGCACACGAAGTGCATCTCTACCATAATAAGTAGTCATGTATATTCTATAACCTTAATTGAAGTCATGGATATAACTTGATGACAGACCTTGCACGGCTTTGCGAGCAGTGGCCTACCATCTTTACCATAACGTGTTACTAGTATTCTATATGCCTTACTCCAATCACATTTAACCAATGCTGCCACCTCCGCATGTAGGTATATCTTGTGTGGCTCACCCATTGATAGTGCTGTCTTTGCCATCAGTGGATGCGTCTTAACGTAGGAGTTCTGACCAGTTGCCAGTAACCTCCCACGTTTATCGTACACAAACGCACTAATGTCCTGCTTGCACACTTAGGCAAACACCTTAGTGTAAAACTCTTGTGCTGTCTTAGCGTCATCAGGGTTGAGCTTCTCAGTGAATGACACTTGCAAGGCATACTGCACGTCATACCGGCTGCACTTACGTGACCAGTTGATAAGGGTACGTGGCGACATAGTGAGGCCCATCTTACCCTGCTCATATGATGCACGGATGAGGTTAGCGAACCTAACCATATTCTTAGCTACTGCCTTAGTAACATCACTCTTACTAGTAATGATGTTCATCTCGTGTTCTTGTGTCAGGTAGCTAAGTCGCAGCGTATTAGTGAATCGGTCAATAGTGGCCGTATTCTGCACACCTACACCACTGAATGCACCAGTAGTGTCACCCTGACCTACAGTGTTACCAGCAAACACCAGACGGAAACCATCAGCAGGAATCATTGTACGATCATCAGACGTTCCGGGTTTTTCCTTGAGGTATAGGTAACCATCTTCTTCCAACAGGTTCTGCATACCCATAGCAATCTCTGAAGGCATCAACTCCCACTCATCTACCAGACATACAGCGCCATACTTAACAGCCTCAGTGACAGCGCCATCTTCCCATACAGTAGCACCACCTCGTACTACCAGTGTACCGAACAGGCTAGCACTCTCTACGTCACCTGACATATTGATACGGATGAATGGACGATTAAGTTTAGCACACACATACTTAACCAGTGAAGACTTACCGCTACCAGTAGGGCCAGTGATAAGTGTCTTGTCACCGTCTTCCATACCTGCTACTAGTAATGCTGCCTCATTCTTCTGGATAACGTAGTCAGCATCTGCTTTAGGTACTAGTCGAGCAATAGCACCATCAGTAGGCATACTAGCAACAGTGATACCGAAGTCACCGAAGTTAGGCTTGTAACCGAACACACTACTAAACAATACCTGATTGTCTTTAAGCACAATGTCTTTAGGCACAGTGACAGCAGTTGTAACCACAGCAGCAGCAGGTGCTACAGTCGCCTTACCCAAGTGAGCAGCGATAGCCTTAGCAACTTTATCATCAGCAATAATAGCCATATTAAATACTCCGTTCGATTATCGACAATATTGTCGGGGATAACTTATCTAAGTTGTTAACTACAACATTCTTTTTATAGTATCTAGTTACATTAGTATCTTGTATACCAATACCATACACATCAATACCACTAGCTTCTACATCCTTAACTACTAGCTTAGTGTACTCTTCAATGTCACCAGCCCAGCCCCTACCTTGAGGGCTACCATCAGACAATACTAGTAACACCTTCCGATGTTCTTTGCGTTTGCTCAGTGTATGAGCAGCGTACGCAATACCATCACCATCACTATTTTCCCATAGGCAACTACTAGCACGATAGAACCTATCAACTAGCGTAGCAGTTGGGATACGCTCACCAAAATCATTGAACACCCAGATAATAGGGTCTTCCTTAGTAGTTGATGTATTAGTGAACCCTAGCACGTTGAAGCTAATGTTTAGGGGGCGCAGTGCTTCAGCTAACGCACCAGCACCAGCACATGCCATTTCAAACTTAGTACCTGACATGCTGCCACTACAGTCTACCAGCAAACTAACTGCCGTGTCAAGTGTATCGCTAACCTTACGCTGCCTGAACACACGGCTAGCACTAGGCACATCACCCTGCAACACTCTGTGCAAGCTACCATTGTGCAACTTACCACGTTTCAAGCCATACTCATACCTATCCTTACTAGCAGTCTGTAACTTAATACGCAACTTGTTAGCCATAGGCTTACCATTATTAGTAATGTAGTTCTCGATCAGGTGCTTGTTAGTGTAACTAGTACCACGACCCATAACTTCTTTATGTAGCTCAGGGAATCTAACGATTACATAATCAGTAGATTTAGGCAACACATATCCGCCGCCCTTACTCTTACTAGGAATCAAGTGAACACCAGTGCGGCTAGGCATATGCTCGTGACCAATAGCACCAATCAACTTCTCACAACTAATTAATCGGTCAACTGCATCTGATGACAGACCATCGGCATCGGATTTATCCGTACCCTCACCGTCTTTAGCCTTACCCTTACCACCTTCTGCCTTAGCCTTACCCTTATAGTCTTCAGGGTTAGCGTCATACAAGTCTTTGATGATACGCTCAGCTAAGTCCATAACAGCAGCAGCATCGCCACTCTCACGAATTACTAGTAACTCGCTGATATACTTGTCGAGTTTATCTAGGCGCACTAGTCCATCTGCATCTAGGCTAGTACGCATAGCAGCGCATGTTTCGGCTGCATTAGGAATCCAATTGCGAATACTACTATCCCATACGAATACAGGTAGTAACAGCAGTTGTTCTTTAGATAGTTCTTCATCCTTAGAATCAATACGCTTTTGAATGTCGCTAGTATACAACTCCCAAAAGTTATTACTAATAACAATGTCGCCGCTATAGTCCATATCATTAAGATAATCGATGCGGTGATCTTCAATAAGATTGTTTACCAGTGCTAGGATACCAGTAGGCCGCACCTTATTGAGATAGTCGAAGTCGCTATGCACTACGTGGCTTGTCTCGTGCTTAACGAAATAACGGATGCGTGTCATCCACTCTGCACTAGTGCTACTAGTAATAGCAGGAAGCCACATACGCTTACCATCTGTACGTGGCGTACTATCTGGGCTATCCCATGATACAGATACTCCGCTATTGCCAGCACAACCGGCAACATACGATTCAAAGTTAACTACGTCTAGGTATTTCATTGTCATCCTTTGTTGGTAGTTTAGCAGGGAAAGGCCAGACAGGTATTTTATCCATGTTATTCCTATTGCATATTAGTAACATCAGGGTATGCATACGTAACGAATATTCTATTGAATTCATTATCGAGCCATGATTCCACAGTGGCATCTATCTTCTTAGGTAGATTATTAACCACTGCATTTAGAGTATCTTCAATATCTTTATCGTCTTCAAATTCAATATAACGACTATTTATCCTCATATAAGCTCCATAGCAGACAGATAACGTAAACTACAGTTACTAGTAATACACTTATTGCAACATAATCCATTGATGACAGACCTCATTATTCGTAGCGGTTTAAATTACGGATGAAACAATCACCCTCATAATCGACATGCTTATACGTCAGTTTATATCCCATGTTTTCCATAGCATTAATAAATACTGATGCGTCACAATCTTCCTCAAGATATACTTTGTTACCAACCTTATATGAATAGTTACTAATAACTTTCCTCAAGTTGAGCATACGAATTTCGTCCATACCCACTTGCAACCAACCATGACCGCTATCAGAATGAAAAACATAGTCCATTATTCCTCCCCTTCATTGTCTTCTACGTCATTTTTAAATTCTTGAAACGCTACAGGGTCAAGCTCTGCAACTATAACCCCACTATCAAACGTTAAGTTACCAATCTTCACAACCCCATACAATTCGGTAAACAATTCCTGAGCATCTGCATATGTCATACAATTCCTTTATGTTACTAGTAACAGGGCCGAAGCCCTGCCCCTCATTGTTTAGCAGCCTCGATCATAGCATAGGCCAGCGCAGCATACCTGTCGCTTAGTGTGTTCAATTCTTCTGTAGTGAACGGCTCGCAGGTATCGCTCTCATACTTCTTACTAGCTGCATCAATGAACCCGAGCATACGATCGAAGTCTGATTTTGTATCGGACAATTCGCTCTTACCCTTAGGCATTGGCTGACCATCTTCTTTCACAATGTACCCTGATTCGTCAAGTTGCCACACTCCGATGTTATTAGTAATGGCCTTTGCAATCACAGATTTAGCAGAGCGCAGCGAGTTCTTTTCTTCTTTGGACAATTCCTTGATGGCGTCAAGTTCTACAATCAGAGCCTTATTCCGTGCATCGAGTTGCTCTACATTACTAGGTGTATCAGGATAGCAGGTTGAGCGAACATAGTTAGCCCATACACCCTCACCGGCTTGGCGGCTGATATCCTTACCCTCTTTAGCGGAGGAAAGAGCGGAGCGAAGTTGGCTATTGAATGTCATAATGTACCCTTACAAGTTGAGTTGATTTACTAGGTTTAAAAGATATTACTAGTATTAATAATATCTCAAAACCCTAGGTTTTGCCAGACAATGTAGGAAAGTAACTTATTCGCAGTTGGAAACCCTACTGCATAACGTTTCTACCGTATGCAAACCCGCTAATTCTAATAACTCTAGCGGGCTGACTTTTTACCTATACATTGGCATTTTACTGGAGATTTACGGGTACTTATTGTATGTAAGTATTCTATCCCGTAAACCGATAAATTTTTAATGATCTACAAGGGCTTTGATATGCCATAACACAGTAACTGTGCCGCTTGCTTGGCCTCTATTATCTACACTAACCTTACACGAAACTTACAACCCTACAACCTGTAAGGTCATTAGTAACGCTACATGTAGTGTCACTGAAGATCAGTCCCGATCAACTAATCAACACCCCGAATATATCTGTCAATTCTTACACCAACCTTACAGCAAATAATGACAGACCTAAACAGTCGGGTATGCTGGCACGAATATTGCTCTTCGCACGTAGGCGCGCATGTATATTTATTCAGGGGATTTGTAACACGTACGTAATAGTGTCTGTATATTAGTAACACTATTGTACATTATCAGTATTGATGAATATATCAATATACTAACAATATTAGTAACTACTTGATATATATACTAATAACTATAATAGTAGCAGTATAATATATATATACTAGGGGCTATAAGTATATAAAGATATATAAGATAATATATTATAGTATACTAGTATAGTAGTATATTATATAGTATATATAGTAGTTATATATAGTAATAGTATATATAATAGTATATATAACTATATATATATAATAGGGTATCATACTTTTAACTAAATGTCAATACCCCTATTACTAATAATCTGTAATACTAAAGATATAATGTTCTCAGCTCCTATAATTCTTTCAGTTTACTCGATAAGGGGGGTAGGGGGGTTGGTTTTATGTTGCAATACAGCGTAAAATTATCTCCATAAAATTAATGTGTCAGGGAAACTAGCTATTTAGGGGGTAGTAATTGGTTATTAGTTAAGTTTATGAAGAATGGAGGTTGTCCCACCCACCCACCACCATCGTTTCTAGGCATTTTAAGGGGGGTTAGAGGCATTTAAATAGAGTAGCTGGTAGGGTGGTAGCCAAACACCTATAAAACCCCTTAAATAGATACAGCAAAAGGTAACGTTTTGGTGCGTCAATCCTCTAAGCCATACTTGTTTTAAATAACACATGGAAGTATACAATGAAACTGGTTTTAAATACAATTGGGAGTCGCTACGGTTCGATTGATGCTCTCAATGCGAATTTTGAAGCCATTCAAGATGCCTTTGACAATACGTTGTCTTTAGATGGTACAACTCCAAACTCACTAGGGGCCGCGCTAGATGCCAACAGCAAGCGCATCATCAACCTACCAACCCCGGTAGATGGCAGTGACGCAGTTACTAAGAGTTATGTTGACACAGCAGTTGCAATTGTAACCTCTTACTTGGATGAGATTGGCATTGTGTCAGATAACATTGCTGATGTGGTTACAGTTGCTAACAACATTGCAATTATAGTCGATAATGTTGATGCAATTGAGAATACAGGTAATGCAATTACCGAAATCATTGCAGTTGCCAATAACATTGGTAGTGTTGAACTTGTTGGTTTAGATTTGAATGGGGCGTTTGAGCAAGGGGTTGTTTATGACTTCGGAGCCATCACCGACCCAGCCGTAGGGGAAGCAACCCCCACTACCAGTTCAATTATACTAGTAGCAGATGAGATAGTTAATGTTGCGTTAGTAGGTACTAACATTGCAGACGTTGTAGATGTTGCAAACAACTTAACAGAATTATTATTAGCTGATACATACGCAGCAGCCGCCCTAGCGTCAGCTACAGCCGCTGACCTAAGTGCAGATGCAGCAGCTATAAGTGCTACAGCAGCAGACGCTAGTGCTGATAGTGCCACTGCTAGTGAGATAGCAGCAGAACTTGCAGAGACAAATGCAGAACTAGCAGAAGTAAATGCAGAGACAGCTAGAGATTTAGCAGTTGATGCACAGCTAGCAGCAGAAGCTGCGCTAGCCTCCACATTGCTGGCCTTTGACTCTTTTGATGATAGGTATTTGGGTGCTAAGATAGCAGACCCCCTACTAGACAACGACAACAACCCTCTAGTTGCTGGACAACTCTATTTCAATAGTGTGTCTGGTTTTATGAAGGTTTACACTGGAACTATCTGGGCAGATGCTTACGCAGAGGGTACAACATTCCTAGCTAAAGCAGAGAATTTAGCTGACCTACCTAATAAACCTACAGCACGTACCAACTTAGGTTTGGGTACAGCAGCCACAACTGCCGCTACAGACTATGCTACAGCAGCACAAGGGGTTTTGGCAGACAGTGCTACACAACCAGAAGACTTGGGAGACTTAGCTTTGCTAGATACGGTGGGAACAATTTACATTACTAATAACGCTGTAACAGTTGACAAGCTGGCAGCTACACTTGATTACGGGAGCATTGTATGAGTACAGCGGTACAGCTTCGGCGTGGAACCACTTCAGAACACTCTACGTTTACGGGTGTTGTAGGTGAAATCACTGTCGATACAACTAAAGATACGGTAGTAGTGCATGATGGCACTCTAGCAGGGGGTCATCCACTTGTTAAAGAGAGTAGCCTAGGTGTTACTACAACCAATCAAACAGCAGCTACAGGGGCTATTAACACCCCTGCTGGTACTACTGGTGAACGACCCACAGGTGTCACTGGTAGGTTTCGATTTAACACCACACTAGGTAAGCCTGAAGTCTACAATGGCACTTCTTGGGGTAGCGTAGGTGGTGGAGCTACAGGTGGTGGTGCAGATGAAATCTTCATTGAGAATAGTCAGTCTGTTACCGCTAGTTATTCAATGACTTCTGGACGTAATGCAATGTCAACAGGGCCAATTAGTGTTGGCAGTGGTGTTGTAGTTACTATTCCTACCGGCTCACGCTGGGTTGTTCTTTAAGGAAACATATGCCAGTAACGATTAACGGCACGACGGGCATCGTCAACAACGCGACTGACCTGAACTACACTGGCACGCTCACGGGCGGCACGGGCGTGGTGAACCTTGGCTCGGGGCAGGTTTATAAGGATGCCAGCGGCAACGTGGGGATTGGGACGAGTTCGCCACTTAATTTTGGTGGTGCAAATTTACAAGTACAGAACTCCACCATTGGTTCCGTTGTGTGGAGTAACGGAACATTCATTGGTCAATTACTTGCTTCTGCTTCCGCTGAAGTTACTATTGGTTCAAGGTCAAACCACCCATTACGGTTTGGCACTAACGACACAGAACGCATGCGCATCGACACCAGCCTTTTGGTGGCAACACTGACAGCCGCCATCCAAGAACTCAAAGCCATCGTTGACCAGCAAGCGGTTGAGATTGCAGCACTCAAAGGAGCATCAAATTGAGTATCGTAAAAATCCAAAGCAACGCCAGCGGCACAGGCACGCTGACCATCGCCGCGCCGAACACAAACAGTGACCGCACGCTGACGCTGCCGGATGCTACGGGGACTGTTATTACAAACACGGCTGGTGTAGTTACGCAGACAATGCTAGCTACTGGTGTGGCTGGCAACGGCCCAGCGTTTAGTGCTTATCAGAGCGCGTCAACATCATTAACGACTAGCGTTGCCACAAAGATTTTATTTGCAACAGAAGAATTTGACACAAATAGCAACTTTAGTTCCTCCAGATTTACGCCAACTGTTGCTGGTTATTACCAAGTAAGTGCTTGCATGGGTATAAACACTGCCGCCGCCAATCTTACGGTGTGGGTCTATAAAAACGGGGCTGAATACAAATCAACAACCAATGCGCTTTCGCTATATCAATGTGCAATTAGTTGCCTAGTTTATTGCAATGGATCAACCGATTATCTTGAAATTTATGGCAAGCAAAATGGCACAACACAAGGTACTGGCGCAGACCCTACGGGTACATATTTTCAAGCAGCAATGGTAAGGGCAGCATGATGAACTTATACGACAAAATCAAAGCTCTGTACCCGTCACTCACAGACAGTGACTTCATGACCACCATCCGCTTGCAGAACGACTCTGACGGCAAGGGCGACTACATTGCTGCTTGGGAGCATCCAACGCTGGCGCGACCAACTGATGAGCAGTTGGCATGAGCGACCACGATGTAACCCACCGAGAAATCTACGACAGGCTGGTGGCTGTT